GGCGACCACCGAGATCTACACTCTTTCCCTACACGACGCTCTTCCGATCTAAAATTTTCAAAGGGCTTCCGAGTTTTGACCCATGAAAAAGGGGGTACAGATCAAAAAAATGTAAGTCCGGGGCGAACATGGCGGTAATGTCACCGGGATGGCGGACGCTTACAATTTGTAAGCAACTCACGTTTTGTCGGTGCCAACAAATCATTCCGGTGTGATCTTGTTGAGGTCAACAAAATCGGGATAGACCATCTTGCCGGGGCTGGCAAAATGGCGGCTATGTCATAAAGTGTTTACATTTGAAAGCCACAACCGGCAAAAGATAAGACGTTATAAGACGGTTTTGGTGCTATACTTAGTACAGTGGAATTATGCGAGAGACCCCATGGCGGAAGCGCCAAGGGGTCTTTTTCATGCCCGAACAGCCTACATTTTGTAGGCGGTTCTCAGGAGAAGCCGCTGGACCGGCGGCGAAACTGAATGCTCTGCCTGGATGATTTGCCAGACGGGGCATTTTTTATTGGAGGAAAACCAAATGGCAAGGCGAAGCGATGAGCGCGATGCCGCCCGCGCTGAGTACATTGCCCGGATGGAGAAGGACGGAGAAGTGAATCTTCGACAGCTGGCGGACGATCTCCATCTTAAATATGATACGGTCCGCCGCTGGAAGGCAAAGGACGGGTGGGGCCCGCCAGCACCCCGGAAGCCCGGCGGACAGCCGGGAAACAAAAACGCCGTGGGCAACCCCGGCGGCGGGGCACCTGTCGGGAATGAGAATGCAATGAAGGATGGAGCCTATGCGACCATCTTCTTTGACAAGCTCACCCCGGAAGAAAAACAGATCGTAGAGAATGCGCCTCGGAACAGCACCGAGCTGACTTCCCACGAAATCGGTGTACTGCTGCTCCGGGAAAAGTACATTCTGGACAAGATCAAAGAGTATCAGGCTTTACCGCCTGACCAGATGATTACATCCAGCGTCATGGATATGCGAGTACCCGGCGGACGTGGCAAGCGGAAGCGGGACGGCGCAAACCAGCAGATCGGTATGTATCAGAAGGAGACCCCGGCACAGCGTATCTTGCAGCTGCAGGAAGCCTTGAACAAAATTCATGGCCGCATCCTGTCTGCGGCGGCCCAGATGCAGAAAAACGAAATGGACAAGCTGCACCTGGAAACCGAACAGCAGCGGCTTGAACTGCTGCGCATCCGGGCGACCGGCGAGATCGGAGAACCGGGGGACGGTGACAAAGATGCTGTACACGAGTAAGGCCGTTGGCGAATGGCTGGGTATCACTGACCGTCAGGTGCGGAACCTGCGGGATCAGGGCGTGCTGTCCGAAGTCCGGCCCGGTGTCTTTGACATGAAGGTCTGCGTCCGGCAATACCTGAACTTCAAGATCGGCAACAAAGACGATCAAGCCCGCCTTGTTGCTGCCCGTGCCGAGAGGGAGGAAACCCGCGGCAAGATCGAGAAAATGCGGATGGAGGAAGCCCAAGGCGACCTGCACCGCACCGAGGACGTGGAACGCGCCCTGAAAACCATCTTTGCGAATTTCAAGAACCGGCTGGAAACCATCCCGACAAAGTATGCAAATACCATGGCCCAGCTGACCGACCCGGCGGAAGCCCACGACATTCTGCAAAAAGCAGTGCAGGAAGCACTTGTGGAATTGAGTGACCCCGAAATTGCGCTGGCAGCACCAGCGGGGGAGGAACCCGAAGATGAGCAGGAAGAATAAATGCCGGAATTGTGTCTGGGGAACCCGGCTGAATGAGATCCAGCAGTTCTGCCCGTTTGGCAGCTGTGTGAAGAAAGGCGGCGGCAACAATGGCAATGATCCACCTGGAACCGCAGACTGCACAGATGTTCAGCCGGGCGCTGGGTGCGCTGAAACCGCCCCCGAACCTGACCCTTAGCCAGTGGGCGGACAACTACCGGCGCTTGTCGGCGGAAGCATCTGCGGCACAAGGACGCTGGAACACGGACAATGCGCCGTTCCAGCGGGAGATCATGAACGCTATCGGAGATGTGCATATCCGCAAGGTGGTAGCCATGATGTGTGCCCAGTCTGGCAAGACGGACGGCCTGATCCTGAACACCATCGGGTATTACATGAGCTACTACCCCGCCCCCATCATGATCGTGCAGCCTACGGTGAATCTGGGCGAAAGTTTCAGCAAAGACCGCTTGGCGACCATGATCCGGGACACGCCGGTGCTCCGTGGTCTTGTGGACAACAAGAGCCGCTATTCCGGCAATACGATCATGAAAAAGAACTTTGCCGGTGGGCAGCTGACCATTGTTGGCGCGAATGCCCCCACCGACCTCCGCGGCCGCCCCATCAAGGTGCTGCTGGCGGACGAGGTAGACGCTTACAAGGCAAGCGCCGGCAAAGAGGGCGACCCGGTCATGCTGGCAGAGCAGCGCCAAACGACCTACTGGGATTACAAGACGGTGTTGGTGTCTACCCCAACCACCAAAAACAATAGCCGCATTTTGGACGAGTTTAACGCATCCACCCAAGAGGAATGGACGGTGCCTTGCCCGAACTGCGGCTTTTATCAACCCTTTGTGTGGGACAACATGGTGTTCGACAAGGAAAAGTGGCCGGAAGGCGGCGTGCAATACCGTTGCGCCGAGTGTGGCTGCCTTGACAACGAATACCGCTGGAAGAAGAACAGCCTGCAAGGAAAGTGGCACGCAGAACACCCGGAACGGTCTGTGCGGGGCTTCCACATGAACAAGATCGGCTCCACCCTCTGCGGGTGGGACAAGATCGTGGAGGACTTCATTGCTGCTGACTTGGATGCACAGCGCGGCGACTACGAGAAGATGCAGGTCTTTGTGAACACTGACCTTGGCTTGCCGTGGGAAGAACCGGGCGAAACGGTGGAAGCAAACAACCTGCTGGATCGCCGAGAGTTCTACGAGGCGGAAGTGCCGGACGGCGTGGTGTACCTGACAGCCGGTGTCGATACGCAGGACAACCGCTTTGAGGCGGAAGTCGTGGGCTGGGGCATCGGCAAGGAAAGCTGGGGCATCCGGTATCAGCGCATCTACGGCGACCTGAAACGTGGACAGGTCTGGGCAGATCTGGACGATTTCCTATCAAAGACTTGGAAAAAGAAGGACGGCACGGAACTGTCCCTGCGGTGTGTCTGCATGGACAGCGGCGGCCACTTCCCGGATCAGGTCATACGGTTCTGCAAAGAGCGCGAGGAACGGCACATCTGGCCCATCAAAGGCCGTGGCGGTATGGACGTACCATACCTGCGCAACCCCACAAAGAACAACCGCGTAGGCGGCGAGCTGTTTACGCTGGGCGTTGATACCGGCAAGAACCATGTCCTTGCCCGGTTGAAGGTGCTTATCAAAGGCCCGAACTACTGCCACTTCCCGGCGGCAGAGGATGCCGGGTATGACGAAAACTATTTCAAGATGCTTACTGCGGAGCACAAGGTCACACGCTGGAAGTCTGGCCGCAAGGTGGAGCGGTGGGAGCTGAAAGACCCGGCACAGAAACGTAACGAAGCGTTTGACGTTCGGAACTACGCAACGGCGGCGCTGGAAATCAGCAATCCCCCCGGTTTGGAGATCCCCGGAGAGGAAGCACCACGCCAGACCGCACCGCGCCAGTACCGCAGAAGAAGATCAGGAGGTATCTAAACAATGCCGATCATCTCAAAAGAAGCCGCGCAGCGGCATCTTGATATGTGGATGGAAGCAGAAGCTGCTGTTTCGACAGGGCAAAGCTACCAGATCGAACAGATGATGCTGACCCGTGCCAGTTTGAAACAGATCCGGGAGAGCATTATCTTCTGGGAAAAGAAAGTAGCCGAAGCGGAAGCAGAAGAAAAAGGCCGGGGCAGAAACCGAATCTACCACTTCTCGCCGCATGATGTGTAAGGACGGTGGACTACATGGCAAATATTCTGGATAAAGCCATTGCGGCAATCAGCCCTGAAAAAGGGTATCGCCGCGCTGTGGCACGCGCCGCACTGTCCGTCATGAACAACGGCACCGGCTACGGAAACTACGGAGCAAGCCGCATTTCCCGTGCTATGCGAAGCTGGCACGTTGGCGGCGGCAGCGCAAAAGAGGATATCGAAGATAATCTTGATATTCTGCGCAAACGGAGCCGGGATGCTTATATGGGCATCCCTCTGGCAACGGGTGCCATCAAGACCCTGCGCACCAACGTGGTGGGCAGCGGCCTTGTGCCGACCCCGCAGGTGGACGCGGACTATCTGCACTTGAACGAGGAACAGGCAGACAGATTGCAGGCGCAGATCTCCCGCGAATTTGAACTTTGGGCGGACAGCACCCTTTGCGATGCTGCTGGCATGGATAACTTCTGGCGGTTGCAGACGCTGGCGTTCACCAGTTTCCTAATGAACGGCGATGTGTTTGCGGTGGTGCAGTTCGACGAACATCCGCACTGGCCGTATGCTCTGCGGCTGCGCCTGATCGAGGCTGATCTGATTTGCAGCCCTGACCGCACGGACATAATGGCACCCTGCACGATAGACAAGCATGACGTGTTCCAGATCGTGCAGGGCGTGGAAACGAACCGGGACGGCGCGGTGGTGGCGTACTGGATAGCAAGTCGGCATCCGCTGGCTTACGACAGCACGGTGCCGCTGACATGGACGCGGGTAGAAGCCCGCGACCCCGAAACGGGAGAGCCGAACATTCTGTGCGTCACACAGAGGGAGCGTGCCGGGCAGCGGCGCGGCGTGCCCTTGCTGGCTCCGGTGCTGCCCACGCTGAAACAGATGGGCAGATACACAGAAGCAGAGCTGGCGGCGGCTATCGTGGCATCGTCCATCACGCTGTTTATCAAGCATGAAAACCCGACCAGTCAGGCACCGTTCGGCGAGGAACCGGCGGATAAGGCGGAGGACCCGAACACCCCGCCCGATGAACTGGGCATCGACCTTGCACCGAGCGCGGTGTTCGACCTTGCACCGGGAGAGAGCACGGATACGTTCGACCCGAAGCACCCGACCACGACCTTTGACGGCTTCATGTCGGCCATGTCCAATCAGGTAGCGACCGGCGTAGAGATCCCCAGTGAGGTGCTTTACAAGAAATTCAGTTCCAACTATTCCGCAAGCCGCGGCGCACTGAACGAGTTTTGGCGCACCTGCGGTGTGCTGCGGGATAGCTTTGCAGCGGACTTCTGCCAGCCGGCCTACGAAAAATGGTTTGCCGAGGCAGTAGCCCGTGGGCGCATCAATGCGCCCGGCTTCTTTGACGACCAGGCTGTGGCGAAAGCCTACATGGGCTGCACATGGAACGGTCCTGCACGCACCAATCTGGATGCCAAGAAAGAAATCGAGGCGGCGATTCTGCGTGTTCAGCAGGGCATCAGCACAAATGAGCAGGAAACTGCACAGATGACCGGTGGAAACTGGCGGGCAAACATGAGGCAGCGCAAGAGCGAAATGGAAAAAATGAAGGAGGTAGGGCTAAATGAGCAAACCCAATTCCCGGACGAACCAGAAGATGACAAATGATAAGTTTTGGCAGTTCCGCAATCTGGCCGGTGATGACCAGAAGGCGGAACTTCTGCTTTACGGCGATATTTCCGAGCGCAGCTGGTGGGAAGATGCCGCGACCCCGAAACGGTTTGCGGATGACCTTGCCGCCCTGGGCGATGTGAAAGAAATCACCGTGTACATCAACTCCGGTGGCGGTGATGTGTTTGCAGCACAGGCCATTGGCAATATGCTGGAACGCAACGCGGCCACCGTGACCGCCCACATCGACGGCCTGTGTGCCAGTGCAGCAACCATTGTTGCCTGCCATGCAGACAAGGTGGTGGCGGCGGCAGACAGCAGCTACATGGTGCATCCGGTCAGTATGGGTGTCTGCGATTACCTGACCGCAGAGGATCTCAACAACTGCCTGAAAGCACTGGAAACCATCCGCAGCAGCATCGTCACCCTGTACGCCAAGAAGTCCGGCAAGACCGAGGACGAATGCGCCAAGTGGATGGATGAAACGAACTGGTGGACGGCAACGGAAGCCAAGGAGAAGGGCTTTGTGGACGAGGTGGACGACGAAGCGGACGATTCTGTTGTGGAGAACCGCAATGGCATCCTGTTCGTCAACAGCATCAGTATGAACACCCCGTTCAACAAAGCACCGAACTTTGTCAGAAGCCGGGTGGTGGATAAGACCACGGCCCAGCCTGAAAATACACCCCAGGCGGATCAGCCGGGGAACAAAACCCATGGGGAGGTAACAGACATGGACATTAAGGACATCAAGACCGTGGACGATCTCCGCAAGGCGTGCCCGGATATGGTAGCCAAGATCGAGACCGAGGCTATCAATGCCGAGCGCACCCGCATTCAGGAGATCGAAAACGCCACTCTGCCCGGCGCGGAGGATGAAGCGAATGAGGCGAAGTTTGTGAAGCCCATTGATTCCGCATCCTTTGCGAAGGCCGTCATTGCCAGCATGAAGGCAAAGCAGCAGAAGCAGAGCAAGGATTATCTGGACAAGGCAAAGGCCAACGCCCAGACTTCCGGCGCGAACAACATCACCAATCCGCCGCCCGCTGACCCGGATCCGAAGGACGCGGAAGCAAACGTTTTCCTGGCCGCGATCCGCAAGGCAAACGGTGTGAAGTAAGGAGGAAAGAACCATGAGCATGGATCTTGCAAGAAAAGATTTCAGCACCGCGCCGAAGTATTTCATTGCTGGCGTGGACATTGGTATCGCAAAGGCAACCAAGACCGCAAGCGAAGCTGTGGAGGCACACGCCCCCGTGCTGATTGCAGACGGCAAGGTGAAGCCTATTGCGGCACCGGCAAGCGCAGGCACGGCAGTCCTGACCGGCCTGTACGGCATTACTGCTGACAGCGCAGACGCAAACAAGGAAGTGCCGGTCTATCTGACCGGCGAGTTCTTTGCTGACGGCCTGGTGCTGCCCAATAACGTGAGCGTGGACGACGTTGAAGTTCCTCTGCGCAATCTGGGCATTTTCCTGAAGTGATAGGAGGAAACAAAAATGGCAAACGAAATCAACATTTATGAGCCGCGGTATCTGGCCGAGGCTGTGCGCACCGCACCCCCGATCTGCACTTTCCTGCGCGATCGTTTCTTCTCCAAGGTTAAGACGTTCCCCACTAAGAACGTTGACATTGATATCGTCAAGGGCAACCGCAAGATGGCAGCTTTCGTCCATCCCATGGTCGGTGGCGAGATCGTGCAGAACGAGGGCTACGAGACCAAGTCCTATGCACCGCCGCTTATCAACCCGGCGACTGTCACCACCGCAGATATGTTCCTGCAGCGCCTGCCCGGTGAGGATATCTACTCCGGCCGCACCCCTGCTGACCGTGCAGCAGAAAAGCTGACCGAGGAATACAACAAGCTGAACGACATGACCACTCGCCGCGAAGAGTGGATGGCAGCCCAGGTACTTACCACCGGTCAGCTGAAGGTGAAGGGCAAGGGCGTGGATGAAGTCATCGACTTTGGCTTCACCAACAAGATCAATCTGGAGGGCACGAAGCAGTGGGGTAAGTCTGCTGCCGATACCATGGGCAACCTGCGCGAATGGAAGCGGCAGGTGAGCCGCAACGGCTTTGCAAATGCAAACATGGTGATTATGGGCAAGCTGGCCGCAAACCACTTTATGAGCGACAGCAATGTTCTGGATCTGATGGACAAGCGCCGGTTCGACATTGGTGCTATGGCACCCAAGGAGCTGGAAGGCGGTCTGAACTACTACGGCCACCTGAATCTGCCCGGCGTGGACATCTACGGCTATGACGAAGTGTATCTGGATGAGGAAACCGGAGAGACAAAGCCTCTGATCCCGGATAATATGGTGCTGATGATCCCCAGCAACGCAAACTTCATGCGCGCATACGGTCTGTGCACCTATCTGGACGATGACAAGGTGTGGCACACTGCAGAGACCACCCGCCTGCTGCGTTCTTATGTGGAACACCGTCCTGACCGCCGCTTCCTGGAACTGCAGACCCACCCGCTGCTGATCCCCGACAAGGTGGATAGCTGGCTGGTTGCTACCGTCTGCTGATACGGGAAGGAGCGCGGATATGCTGGATGTTGACCAGAACTACGGCACACCGGAAACTCCGAAACCGTTCCCTACGTTCAAAGAATGCGTTGCGCAGGATGTGCAGAACGTGATCTTCAACTCAAACGAGTTTGCGGAAGAACGGTACATAGATGATAAGCTGATGCTCTGTATCACGCAGCACCCCGGCGTACTTGAACGTCCGGCGCACTGGGAGGGCGGAGCAAAGCAATCCTTTGACCAGGGTATGTACAAGGCCGACCTGCTGCTTTTTGTGAAGCAGAAGGACTACGGCCCTATGCCGAAGAGTGGCAAGCAGATCACCTTGGACAAGAAACGGATCTACAACATCAAATCATGCTCCCTGAAAGCGGGTATGTATCGCATGGAACTGGAAAGGGTGAGGTAAGTTGGCATACTTCCATACCAACTATGACGCTTCCAACCTGATGGTCTCCGTTGATGACGCGGAAGTGACCCGCGCTCTTGGCGTACTGGGAAACAAAACCCCGGCGGCGTTGAAGGTGGCCGTAAACACAACGGCCCGGCAGACGCGCAAGCTGATGATGACCGAAGTGAAGAAACGTTACGACCTGAACGCGGCAGGCAGACGCATGATCGAAGATCTGCGCCAGCGCCAGAAGGCCACCAACCGGCGGCCTACCGCTATCCTTGCTATTATGAAGAACGACCCCGGTGCATTCCGGGCAGACCTGGGCTATTTCAGAACCAGCCCCACAAAGCCCTTCATGGGTCCGTCTGTTCGCAATGCGCCGCCCGTTTTTCGGGCGCGTGTCCTGAAAGACAGTCCAATGATCGCTCTGGGCGGAACAAGCGATAAGAGCAAGGGCTTCTTGGTACAGTTCAAGTCGAAGCATATCGGCATGGTACAGCGTCAGCTCGGAATACCTGCGGATAAGGACTACACGGAGAGCGGAAAGAAACGTTGGAAACCGAACGAGAAGCTGGCAACACTGTCCAGCCCTTCCGGCTCTGCGATGCACCATACCGTGTGGGAGATGCAGGAGCAGACGGTGGAGCAGATGCTGCAGCAGAACACGGAACGGCGCGTCCGGCAACTGATCGCCAATGCAAAACGAAAGGGTGTGATCTGATATGGCTGAAAAAATCACCGGCTATACCAGCGAAATGTGCCAGCAGGCCATGATTGACGAGTTGAAGGAACTGTTCCGGGATATGAAGTTCACGGGGCAGGAAGGCGAAAAACCGCTGAAGATCTTCAAGCAGTTTATCCCGTCCCCGACCGATGATGACGACGATGTGGATACCAATAGATCCAACTTCCCGTGCATCATCGTATCAAGAACGAGTGGCGAGGTGGTGAACGAAAAGGATCCGCAATTGGTCCTTTTGCAGCTTATCATCTGCTGTTATGACCCGAAAACAGACCGGCAGGGATATGAGGACACCGGAAACATCATCGAAGCCATCATGCAGCACTTCAAGCGGAAGCCTGTGTTTGGCGAGGCTTTCAAAGTGGGATATCCACGCAAATGGGATCTTTCGGATGATGACATGGACTTCTACTACTGGGGCATTGTCAACCTGATCTGCGAAACGCCCAACACCCTGAAAAACGAAGAAGTGGAGGCTTTGATATGAGCATCGAAAAGACCGAAAAGAAAACCGAGGCTGTGAAAGAAGCACAGCCTGTGACGGAAACCACCGGCGCTGCGGCGTACTGCGGGCCGACCGTCAAGGGCATTGCCCCGCAGTACACCGTATTCGTGGATGGCCTGCCCGAAAAGCTGAAAGAAAAAGTGGAGCAGGTGCCGTTCCTGAAGGCGCTGATCGTTCCGCTGGACAAGCTCGCAGAAATGCGCGTGAAGATCGAACAGGACGGCACCAGAGAGAACATTCTCTACAAGAAGGCCACCGACCTGATGAAGTAAGGAGGATATGACAAATGGCTATTTCTCATGGCTTTAACAAGACCGAAGCAGCGACCAGCGTCACCGCTCCGGTAACGGTCAACTCCGGCCTGCAGATCGTTGTGGGTACGGCCCCCGTTAATATGCTGGATGACCCGGAAGCAGCGGTGAATACGCCGATGCTGGTGAATACCTTCAAAGAAGCTGCCGCCGCAGTGGGCTATTCCGACGATTTTGCAAAGTATACCCTGTGTGAGGCGGTGAGCGCCAGTTTTCAGGTGATGGGCATTTCCCCTATCGTCGTGGTCAACGTCCTGGATCCTGCGAATGCAAAGCACATCACTGAACTGTCCAACAAGACCGTTCAGGTGAATGACGGCATTGCAGAGATCGACGAGACCGGCATCCTGCTGAAAAAGCTGGTCGTGAAGAAGGAGCAGACCGTGCTCACGGCGGACGAGGACTATTCGGCCAGATTCAATGATGATGGCACTGTGAGCATCGCCCTGGTCAACGGCGGCAAAGGCGACGGCGCAACGGCTCTGACCATTTCCGGTTCCATTCTTGACCCGACCAAAATCACCGCTGCCGACATCGTGGGCGGCGTGAATGCGGCCACCGGTGCAGAGACCGGACTGGAAGTGGTAAGACAGGTGTTCCCCAAGCTGGGCATGGTTCCCGGCATTCTGCTGGCACCCCGCTTCTCCAAGGATCCCATGGTGTGCGCAGCGCTCCAGGCAAAGTGCCGCAAGATCAATGGCGTTTTCGATGCAGTGTGCTTTGTTGACATCGACAGTTCCGCTTCCGGTGCACGCAAGTACACCGACGTGGCAAACCAGAAGGTCAAGCAGGGCGCAACTTCTCGTGAAGCATATGGCCTGTGGCTGTACGGCAAGATCGGCAGCGCCATCTACAGCGGTAGCTCTCTGGCCGCTGCTGCGGCAGTCTACAACGACAGCCTGTACAACGACACGCCCAATGCCAGCCCGTCCAATGTCAGCGTACCCATTTCCTCCGCCTGCCTGGAAGATGGCACCGAAGTCCTGATGGATCAGGAGCAGGGCAATGTTCTGAATGAGCAGGGCGTGGCGACCTTCATCCGCTCCGGCGACTTTGTTGTGTGGGGCAATGAGACCTGCTGCTATCCGAAAAACACCGACCCGAAGGACGCTTTCCTTTGTGTCCGCCGCTTCTTCAACCACTCCTGGACCAGCTTTGTTCTGGACAACATGAGCAAGCTGGATAAGCCCATGAACAAGAAGCGCCTTCAGTCCATCATCGACAGCGAGAACATGAAGGGCAGTGTCTATGTCTCTACCGAGGTGTGCGCCAGCTACAGCATGAAGGCAGACCCCGACCGCAACACGACCGCTGAACTGGTTGCAGGCCACTACTCCTTCTATCAGTTCTGCACGCCGTTCCCGCCTTTTAAGCAGATCAACAACACCATGGAGTATGAGGCCGGCGCACTGACCTCGGCTCTGTCTCTGTAAGCAGGAGGAATGACCTATGGCTCTGAATATTTCCAGTGACCTGGTTCCCCAGGTCATCAATGACTACAATGCGTACACGGAAGATGACCTGCTCATTGGTCTGGCGGATGAAATCACCCTGCCCAAGATCAAGAACAAGACCACCTCCGTGTCCGGCATGGGCATTGCGGGCGAAGTCGATTCTCCCGTGCCCGGTCAGTTTGAATCCATGGAGGCAACGCTGAACTGGAACACCATGTACAGCTACGCCACCAAGATGATGAACCCCAACAAGAACATCCAGATCACCCTGCGTGCTGCTATGCAGAACGACAACAAGAACGGCGGCTACACCTACAAGGGCCTGCGCGTCGTCCTGGGTGGTCGTCCCAAGGAGCTGGATCCCGGCAAGCTGAAGCGTGCCGACACCATGGGCAGCACCACCACGCTGGAAGTCACCCGTTACCTGATGGAGGTTGACGGCACTACCGTTATCGACATCGACAAGTTTGCGGGCCGCTACTATGTTGATGGCGAGGATATGCGTGCCGAGATCAACGCCCTTATCTAAACCCGATACATGAAGAAGTCAGCCGTCCCGGCGTGGGGCGGCTGACTGTCTTTTGGAAAGGAAACAGCAATGGAAAATGTCGTGAAGTTCGATAAACCTTATAAGTTCGAGGGCAAGGAGTACGACAGCCTGGATCTGTCCGGCATGGAGAAGATGACCGTACAGGACTTGATCGACATTCAGAAAAACATCGGCAACGAGCTGGCGGCCATGTCCGTGATGGAAATGACCACTTCTTTTGCACAGGAAATGGCCGTTAAGGCCACCGGTAAGCCTGTGGAGTTCTTCAAGCTCATGCCCCGTGGCAAGATCAAGAAAGTGCAGGCAGCGGTCGTCAAGGGTATGGACAACAGCGAGAACGCCGATGAAGTGAAAAAACAGCTGGAATCTCACACCCTGAAGTTTGCAGCGCCCTACACCTACGAGGGCAGCGAAAAGGCTGAGCTGAAGGGTAAGACCTTTGACAACATCGACCTGTCCGGCGTGGGCGAACTGAACACTATGAGCGAATCCATGGCAGAAAACCGTATGGCTGCGGGCGGATTTGCACCGGTGAATACGCATCGCAACTACCTGTACTGCTGCATCATCGCCAGCATGGGCACCGGCTACCCGGTGGACTTCTTTGCCGGTCTGCCGCTGTGCGAGGCGGTCAAGCTGCGCGATGCCGTAAACTCTGATTTTTTCGAGTAAAAGGCGGGGCAAAAGGACTTCGGAAAGCAGCTATCCAGCTATCCATTGCCACGCATTCCAACATGACGGATCTGCTGCACCTGCCCCGGCGGGAGCTGGTGGATCTGTGTAACGAGGTGGCAGACGTATGGCGGGAAATGGAGCACTAGACCTCAGCATCCGCATCATGGGCAAGGTGGACCCATCCCTTGTAACTGCAATAAAGCAGACGAAGGGGCTGACCGGTGATCTGGCGAGCGCACTGACGGGAACAAAGTCGCTGGGCAGCACGGTAGCAAACACTCTGGGCGTAATCGGAAAGACTGGGCTTGGAATCATGGCGACGCTGACAACTGCGTCCGCTGTCATGATTAAAAAGACAACCTCCATGGCAGAGGAATACCAAGCCCAGGCGGCAGATGCAGTCAAGTATGTTGGCGGCATCATGAACGATGACGGCAGCATTGACCCGGAAAAGCGTGCCACCATGGAGGACGCGATCCTCAAGATGACTACGCAGGTCCCAATCAAACGGGACGAGATGGCGCAGATCGCCGCATCGCTGGGACAGTCCGGTAAGAGCTATGAGCAAATCTTTCTGGATAACCAGCAAACCGGAGAAAAAAGCTACCTGTACGATACGGCCCGGCTAGCTGCTGCGTGGGACATTGATGCAAAGTCTGCGGCCGATTATATGGCAAAGTGGGAAACCGCTTTTGGTAAGACCCACAACCAGATTATCGACATTGCAGATTCCATCAACTATCTGGGCGGCCACATGGCTACCACGGCGGCGGAAATCGCCAGCGTGGTGAATACGTCCGGCGGTGTCGGCCAGACAGCCGGCGTTGACCTGCACACGACCTCTGCGCTGGCAGCCACCATGCTGGCTATGGGCGTTAATGAGGGAAAGGCTGGAACAAGCCTGAACCGTGTGTTTACAAACATCACCCTTGGCAACAGTGCAACGGATGCGCAGGTGGGCGCATGGAACAAACTCGGTTTTGATCCTGTGCAGATTGCAAAGGATATGCAGTCCACCGGGCCGAACGGAGAAGATGGTGCAGCAAGCACTCTGTACAAAGTCTTTGAGGCGATCTCGAAACAGGACAAGTACCAGCAGACTGCGACCATCAAGACACTGTTTGGACAGTGGGCCATTGAGGGCGTTTCAAAAATTGTGGGCAACTTGCCTGCGTTCCAGAATGCCTTGCTTATGGCTGGTGATACCAGCGCATACAGCGGCAGCATGGAGAAAGAATTGCTTGTTCGTCTGGACACCAGCAAAGCGGTAAGCCAGATGGCAAGTAATGCGACAGACCGCCTGCTTATCAATGTGGGCAATCAGTTCCTTCCGGCAAAGAAAGAACTGACATCCATGTGGATCGACATAGCAAACGGTATCACCGAGAGCTTGCCAGATCTGTCCAACATCGTCAATGGCATTCTGCCGATGTTGCACTCCGCGCTGCTTGGAATTGGCAATGCGGCGCAGGCGGCATTGCCGTGGATCCAGAAGGGCATCGACTACACTGCAGAGCATGGGCCGGAAGTGGCAGGGGCCATTGCTGCCATAGTCGCGGCGTTCGGAGCTATGAGCTTTGCACCGACGGCTTATAGCACAGGATCCTCGCTGCTGAACACCATCGGGAACATTGCAATCGGCGGAAAACCGAGCGGTGCCCCAGGCGGAACATTCGGAGGCATCACTGTCCGAAATCTGATGGGCGCACTGACACCCACAAGCCTGATCCAACGGGCAGTTGGTGGCGCATCCTTTGTAAAATCGAATGCCGGAATGTTTGCTGAAAATGCAGAGTACGGCGTTCAGATGGCCGGTGCCGGAGCGCAGCAGCCCACAACGCGCCTTGGAAAAATTGGGCAGACGTTGGACGGCGCTGGTGTCGGCATCTGGGCAACACTGAAAAATTTCAAGGGCCTGCGAAGCGGAACCAAGAAAGGAAACACCAGTTTTGTAAATGATGTGCTGGAAGCTAGCACGAACGGTGGCCTGCTGGGCGTGCTGAAAGACTCCGGCTCCGGTAGGTATGTTTCCAATGTCGGGCAATCGCTGGGCGGCCTGAAAAATGCTCTGGTGGGGTTCGGAAGCGGCAATCCGGTTGGACGATTTATCGCCAAGACCGGCGGTGTTGCGGGACAGATTCTTTCCGGCATTGCAGGACCGAACGGTCTTGACCTTGGAGGTATGGCCGGTGGAGTGAAAAATTTCCTCGGTGCAGGAAAGACGGTCATTGGAAATGGGCTGTCCAATGCATGGCAGACCGTCAGCCAGTCCAAAGTGGGTTCTACCGTCCTCGGTGTCGGCAGCAAGGTGGCGGGTGCAGCATCCAAAATCGGCGGCGGCGCTTTGAGCACGGTGAAGGGAGCTTTGAATGTCGGCGGCGCAGGGCTGAACGTACTGGGTACGACGGTAGGCCCAGTGGCTGCAAAACTGGGCAGCGGATTCATGGCACTGCTTGGCACATTCGGCCCGGTTATTACCGGCATCGGTACAATCGTTGCGGCAGTCTCGTTGTTGGGAGATCACTTCGAGGACATCCGCAACATCGTCGGAACAGTATTTGGCGAAGGCGGGCTTGCCGTCTTTGACAAATTCACCGGAAAGATAGCGGGTATCGGCGACACCGTGAAGCAGGTGTTCGGGCAACTCACCACCCCGGAGGGCTTGCAGAGCATCCAGGAAAAGCTATCCGGCTTCAGTATCGGAGGGCTAAATCTGGGTGACGTGTTCGGAGCTATGACCCCTGCCATCCAGACGGTTATGCCGTTGATTGAATCGTTCGCCGGTGTGTTCTCTCAGATTGTAGATCTGGGAGTAAACCACATCAAGCCGGTGCTGACTGAGATCTTCGGCTTTATCGTGAATGAAGGCATTCCGGCGGTCATGCCGCTGCTGTCTACGGTGGTAAGCCTGGTAGGCACCACACTGGTCAACGCCATCAAGGTGGCGGTGGATCTGGTGGGTAAGGTGCTTCCTGTGGTAGAGCCTGTGATTCTGGGCATCATCGGCTTCCTGAAGCAGGTTGCAACCATCGGCGTGAAAGCGGTCAACTTCATCATTGGGGCGCTGAACAAAATTCAGCTCACAATACCGGAAACGCTGTTCGGCATTCCGGTTCCGGTGATCGGCGGTAAGTCGTTCGGATTCAACCTGTCACCCGTGTCTGTCCCGGCATTTGCCAACGGCGGCATGACGCAGGGACCGTCTATTGCTGGTGAGGCTGGCCCGGAAGCCGTTATCAGCTTCCGGCGCGGCGTTCGTGAAAAGAACATTGATACCTGGCTGACCGCTGGTAAGCTGCTGGGCGTTGGTCTGGGTGATCTGCTGGGGTTGCCCGGCAGAAAGCCGAAGATGTTCGCGGATGGTGGTTTTACAGAAGAAGATTCTAACCTGATCGACTTCAACAGAGCACGTCGCCAGCAGTATTACAACCAGGTGGCTCAAAGTTTTGACACTATGGTTCAGCCTGTTGCAGCGGCATTGGTACTGGGGTCCGACGCTGGTGTGGCGTTCAGCCGTATCACGGAGATCGCCAACTATGCAGTAGATGGGCTGGAAACTCTGGCGGCAATGCCGACACCTACCGTGTCGGATGACCAGGGCAAAGCCCAACAGCTGCTGAACACCGGAATCGGGAAAGTGATTGCTGGCGCCAAGTCTGTTCTTGCAAACGAAAATACTCAGAAGGCAATCCGGTTTATCCGGGGAGCAGATGCGGAAAAGGCAAAGCTGGAATACGCTGCAAACCCGGACAACTACGACCTGAGCAATGTAAACTTCTTCCCGACGGCTGGAAACAGCGAACTGACAAGGCAAAATCTGTCGATGCTGGCAGACCTTCAGAACTACCAGCAGGAAGTAGAGCTGAAGCCCATCGGCGGGAGCGAAGATGCTTCTGGTGGCAGCACCGGGAACCAGCGCGGTGGATCGAGCAACAGCTACCAGCGTACCTATACGAGTTCCAGCGGAAACACATATGTTTATGCACCAAACTTCACCATCTACGGCAGCATGAATGCCGAAGATCTACGTTCCATTATGGACGAAGGTTACGAGAAGTTCTGCGAGTATGTGGAACGGTACGAACGCGAAAAGAGGCGCACACAGTATGGCACTTGATTACACCACAAAGTCCGGTGACACCTGGGATCTGATTGCCCTGAACGTGTACGGAAGCGAGCTGAAAGCCGATTGGCTGATGCAGAACAACCCCAGATATATCCATATCGTCCGGTTCGATTCCGGCACGGTGCTGTCAACACCAGCTCTGCCGGCTGAAAAGAGCGGAGACCTTCCGCCCTGGAAGGCAGGTGCATGATGGTACTGACAGCAGCGAGACCCAAAGGAAGGCAGGCTGCGGTTCTTCTGACCTACGAGAAAACCGATATTTCGGAAGAAATCGCACCTGATCTGGAAAGTTTCAAGTACACGGATGTGGCTGAATCCCAAAGCGACAGTGTGAGCATTACAGTCAATGCCAAAGCTGCCAAATGGAAAAATGACTGGATGCCGGAAAAGGGCGTGAAGCTCTACCCGGCTATTGTTGTAAAGGACTGGAATATCGGGGGCATTGAGAGCGGCTACAGAGATTACAGCGCCGAGTGCGGGGCATTCGTGCTGGATGATCTTGGCTTTGCCGGTGCACCTGATTCGCTGACGATGGGCGGCGTGGCAAAGCCGAACGACACCAGCTTCAGCGAGAGAAAACGGACCTTTACATGGAAGAACACCAGCGTAAAGAAAATCGCTGAAACCATTGCAGGCCGTTACAAATTGGAGCTGAAGTTTGAGGGAGACGACCACGGCATTGATGCAAAGGAACAGGACGGAACAGATAGTGCCTTTCTGCAAGATCTGTGCAGCACCTATGCACTGGTTATCAAAGTCTACACTTCAAAGCTCTGGGTGTACGACCGGGAAAAGTACAAGGCGAAAGATCCTGTATGGACGGTATATGAGAGCCGGCCCGTTGGAAATCCGACGGCCCTGTGCGTAGAGCCGGGAAGTTTCAAGTGGAACACAAAGCTGACTGGAACATACACGGGCGGCCTTTATACCTACACCAACAAACAGAAAAAAATCAACATCAACGTCAAGGTGGGCACGGACGAACGCCAGCTTAAACTTACTGGAAAGGTAAGCAGCGAGGCAGACGCAAAAGCCCGCCTGATAGCGGCCATCAAGAATGCCAACCACGGAGCAACCCAGATCAGTTTTACGATGTTGGGCTATCCGGCCGGCGCTTCAGCGCAGTGCTTTAACCTAGTTGGCTATGGAAAGATGGACGGAAAGTATTTCGTTGATCAGATGGAACACAGCATATCTCCATCCAGCGGCTACAAAACACAGGTCAAGGCCAGCAAAGTGGAAAAGGAGGATTTCGCATGAGCAGTGAAGTGAGATTCGGCAATGTGAGTTCTATCGACTATGAGGCTGGAAAGTGCGAAGTTACTTACCCAGACAGGGACGACACCGTTACGGAAATGGTGCCGTTTCTGTCCAATGGCGAGTACCAGACACCGGAAGTTGATGATCTTGTGCTTGTCCTGCATCCAGGAGAAAGCCCGGAGGATGCTGTTGTGGTGGGCACCGTCTGGAATGAAAAGAACAAACCGCCTGAAGGAAAAGAAAAAGTCTACCGAAAGGATTATGCCAACTCACGAGGAAAGGCATATCGGAAGTTTGATGCAAATGCAAAAGAACTGACCGACTATGTGGACGGAAAGAAAATCCTGAAGGCGAAAAGTCTTGAGATCCAGGTGGGCGGTGCAACCGTGACCATCAGCGAGGGCGGAGAAATTAAAGTGACATCCCCGGCGGGGATTGCACTTGCGGCATCCGGTGAGCTGAAAATGACGGCATCGACCATCACCGCAACCGCTGGAACCGTGAACATCCAAGGCGGTGGCGGCGACGTTGTTGTGTCCGGCAAGTCGCTGGTGTCGCATACACACACCGGAAACCTTGGCAAGAAAACATCCGCACCCCTGTAAGGAGGTTTTGGAATGTATGTTGGAATTTTCGGCGATGTGATTTTCTCTGTGGGACACCTGCGTGTGCTCACCCCGTCAAACTTCAAGGGAACGACCGGCGCAAACTGGGCGGAACATGAAGTTCTGGGAGGAAAAGCACGAGCAGAGTATTTATCACCGAAACTGAGAGAGTACACCTTTGATATTCTTCTGGATGCAGCACTCGGCGTGAATCCTCGCAAGATGCTGAACCGTCTGACAGAAATGTCAGAGAACGGAGAGATTCATTACCTGATTATCGGGTTTGCACCGGTATCGCAAAACAAGTTTCGGGTCACTGAAATAAGCGACAGCTGGGATTCGGTGATAAAACACGGGCTTTTGATGCAGTGCAAGGTGAGCCTGACCATAAAGGAGTACATATGATCGACTTCAGCAGCACGGTGGTTGAGCTGTCCGGTGACAGCGAAAAACAAAAAGAAGTGCAGGACATTGCAAAGTGCCTTCGCACACTGTATTCCACACCAATCGGGAGCCAAGAGGGCGACAGAGAACTCGGAATCAATCCAAACATATTTGTCGATAAGCCACTTCCGGTGGCAAAGGGATTATATGTGGCTGAGGTAACAGAGAAAACCGCATCGTTTGAGCCGCGGGCAAGAGTGGTGCGGGTGGACTGGCTGGACAGTGATGTGCTGCATGGCGTTGTAATTCCAAAGGTGGTGTACGAGCTTGTCTAAAATAAAAGAGTTTGAGAACATCCCGGACATCGACATTGAAGGCGAAGAAACGCTGGAAGAAGCTGTGGCCGATTGCAAGGCGCTGTTTGGCAAGTACAACAAAGAACTTTTCAACGGTGAGGTATCGTTGGAACGGTGTTCTGAAGCACGGCTTGTCCTTTTGACACTGGCACATCGTTCGCATCACAACATGGAGTACAGCACGGCGTGTCTGAAAGCGGAACTGCTGCCTACGAGCACGGGGCCGAATTTGGACAACCTTGCTCCGCTTGTTGGAGTGGAACGCCTGGAAGCCGGAAAAGCCACGGCGGTTATTCGATTCACACTGTCTGCGCCGAGAACGAGTGCAACCGGAATCCCGGAAGGAACACAGGTGAGAACGGCAGACAAACGGTATTTCAAAACCGAAAAGTATGCGGAGATCTTACCAGGCGAACTGACCGTGGACGTAGTTGCCGTGGCGGATGAGGCAGGAAGCAACAGCGATGGGATTGCCGAAGGCGAAATCAATGTGCTGGTGGATCCTATCCCGTATGTGTCCGGGGCAAAAAGTGTTTCGGCAAGCACGGGCGGTACGGATACGGAAGGTGACGATTCATTTACCAGACGTATCAACTATGCACCTTCGATTTTCTCCGTGGCCGGTCCGGTGGATGCCTATGAATACTTTGCATCGAGCTGGCGGTCCGATGTGGCAGATACGAAGATTGTTTGCAAGGAAGGATACACGATCCACATTTACTTTCTGATGGCCGGAGGCAGAGTTCCGACAAGGGAAGAATGTACCGGAATGCAGGAATATTTCGACACGGTAAAGCGCCCGATGGGTGATCTGGTTCTTTGCCATGCGCCGGAAGAAATCCCGTATGACATCGAGCTTACTTACCATATTGCCTTGAGCAATGTCAAGAATGCATCGACGATTCAGGAAAATGTGGAAGCAGCTGTGAAGGAGTATGAAACCTGGCAGAGAAAAATCGGCCGGGACATCGAACCGGCGGAGCTGATTATGCGTGTACGGGAAGCTGGTGCGAAACGCCCACGTCTGTTGACACCGGTCGAAACAACTGTCTCCGAAATTCAGGTGGCAAAGCTCCGAAGCTGCAAGGTGACATACGGAGGAATCGAAGATGATTGAACTCCACGAAGTTGGCCTAGTCGAAGGGCTACCGCCTGATGTTGCCAAAGAGCCATGGGTACAGATCCTTGATGCAGTTTTCAGGGAGCGGCGCAAGAAGGAACTGGAAGCTGCCGAACACTTGAAAATCTACACGGATATTGACCGTGCAGATGAGGCAGTTCTGGATATTCTTGCGGTTCAGTTCCGCGTTGACTGGTACGACACCAGCTATCCGATTGAAACAAAGCGCAGGATCATCAAAACTGCGCTGGAAGTCCGTCGGTACTGCGGAACGGAGTGGGCAGTCCAAAAGGCGCTGGCCTCGATTTATCCGAATGTGAAAATAAGTGAATGGTATGACTACGGAGGAAGGCCGGGCTACTGGCGAATGAACGTAGACATTACCGATGATGGTGTCATTTACTACACACCGGAAGAAATTGAAAAGCGCCTTGGTTATGCCCGGCGCTGTACCGCTCACCTTGAACACATCATCTACATCGTCGAACCGCATGAACGGTCGCCTGCCTACATCGCCGCAGCACCCAGCGGCATGGCGACATCCTGCACCGTAAAGGTCCCCGGTAGGATCAAGCCGCGGGAAATCGGCGCAAAGGCGTATGTTGCCGGTGCGGTCGGAAGATCGAAAATGCAGGTTGCCGTGGCGCTGCCCGGTGCCGTTGAAGCAAAGGCAGTGAAAGCACGAGCCTTTACGGCGGGCACCGTTGAACGGTCGCACACGGCGATAAACATTGTTATTGGAGGACAGACAACGTGAGTTGGGAAAAATCTAGCTACACCGCCGCCGGTGCCGCCCTGCTGTCGGAATCTCTCTCCGGTGGTGCGCTGGTAATCACCCGCGCTGTGAGCGGCACCGGTACAGCTGACGCAGACCTCTCGGGGGAAACCGGGGTAAGCGGCGAAACACATGACCTGAAATTGCTGGACATCGAAACCGTTGAAAGCGGCGGTGAGACGGCTCGGCGGGTAAAAATCCAGATCACCGGTGCGGATGAAACGTACATCATGCATCAGGTGGGCGTTTACGGCAGGCTGAACGACGATGCAGAAACACTCCTGTTTATTATGCAGGATGCACGCGGAGTGGAGGTCCCGTCCACGAAAGTGAACGGCGATTTTGAGATTGAGCTGTCGGCGCTGCTTGCTGTGTCGAACAAGGCCAATATCAGCATTACCGTTGACCCGCAGATGCAGGCTCTCGCAAAGATGGTCAAGGCGGAAGTCGAGAAGCACAATAAAGATGCTTCCGCTCACGCCAATGCCATCACCGCCGCCGTCGGCAATGCCATGGAATCCCTCAAGGAATCCGGGGACGTTGTAAGCAAAGAACAGGTCAAGGCTCTTATTCAGGAGCAGGGCAGCTCTGGCGGGGCTGCTATCATCAAGGACATCACGATCCCCGCAGACGGTTGGGACTGGCAGCGGGAATCTGATGACGAGGAAATGCTGGGGATGGATGACTTCCGTTGTGTCGTCGATGTTGCGGTTGACGATGCGACGGAGGATATGTTCCCCAGCGTTGCCTTACATAAAGCGGCTCTTGAGGTCGCAAAGCGTGCCGGGCTTTGTCCGACGGTGCAGGCTCTCGCCGGTGTCCTGCGCTTTTGGGCACGGAACGCCCCGGAAGCGGATATGGCCGCGACCGTGGCGCTGGTATCTCCCGGCGGGGCGAGTGGGGGCGGTTCGTCCTCGTATGTCCTGCCGGTTGCTACCGCTACCCGGCTTGGCGGCGTGAAAATCGGTTCTGGCGTTTCCGTGTCGGCAGACGGCACGATCTCCGCATCGACCAGCGGTATCACCCCGGAGGAAGTCGTATCTGCGGCAGACACGGACAAGATGCTGGACGAGATTTTCCACGCAGAAAGTTGAACGAAACACCGGCATAACAGGAGGCTTATATGGCAGACAACAAGTTTGTGACTCTCGAAGCTCTCAAATCCACTACGGTGCGCTTGCAGCAGGAATGGCTCAAGTCCATCTCCAAGGCGGGTCATGCCCGCTTTGAGGTGGCGGAAGCCATCCCTGACGCATCCGCAGCGCAGGAAAACATCATGTATCTTGTCATGAACGACAAGACGCAGCACTACGACATCTACGCAAAGGTCAATGATGAGGTCGTCCTGCTGGACGATACCACTGTTGACCTGTCCGGCTATGCTACCAAGGAACAGCTGGAAGCTGTCTCCGGCGGTCTGGGCGGCACTGTGTACGCCGCGACCAAAGCTGACCTGTCCACTTCCGACGACAGCGTGATCTCCGGCTACTTCGCCAAGAACACGGACGTGAAGCCCAAGAAGGGCGATGTCTTTGTCGTGACCACCACCGTGGACGGTTCCGCCTATGAGCAGTCCGCCTATTTCTATGACGGTTCTGCATGGGTGGCCATGACCGGTTCCGTGGATGCCGATAAGGTCATCCTGCGGGAGAACATCACGTTGGCCGGTGGCTATACGCAGGTCGGCAACCTGACCAAGAGCCAGAACGGCACGGCGACCTTCTCCACCAAGGGCAAGAGCGTCATGGATGCCCTGACCGAGATTTTCAGCAAGCGGCTCCAGCCCAGCATCACCGCCCAGCCGTCCATCGGCACGTTCACGCTGACCGGTGCTGGTGCTGTTGAGGCCGGCACTAAGGTAGCTGCTGCGGCCTACTCTGGCGCAACGCTGAATGCTGGCTCTTACCAGTACGGCCCGGCAACTGGCGTTGTGGCAACCAATTTCAAGGTGGAGCGCATCACCAACGCCGCCACCACGCAGGTTGCATCCGTGGATGCGGCATCCCTGACCGCTGGTTCTGACGACAACGGCGGCGCTGGTTTCATCATCGGCGATGCAGGCGGTGACAATGCCGTGTCCAGCCTGAAGTACCGCGTCACTGCCACCCACGGCGCAGGCGTGACCGCAAAGGACAATCTCGGCGCTGACTCCAGCCCGGTCGTTGCCATTGCGGCGGGCAGCAAGACCAAGGATACCGCTGCCTACACCCCGTTCCGCAACACTTTCTATGGTGCATCTACCAGCAAGCCTGCTCTGGACAGCGCGGCCATCCGCGCACTGGGCAAGACTGGCAAGGCGTATGCCGCTGGTACGCTGACCATCAATGTCCCCGTCGGTGCGCAGCGTGTGGCAATCGCCTGCATTGCGACGGTCAAGGGCGTTACCAAGGTCATCAACGAGACCGCCATGAACGCCGATGTCACCGGCACCTTCGTGAAGGCCACTGTGTCCGTCGAGGGCGCAAACGGCTATGCCGCGAAGGAGTACAATGTCTGGGTGTTTGAGCCTGCTGTTGCTTACGGCAACGCCGCAGTTCTCAAAGTCACTCTGGGCTGATAGGAGGGATAGACAATGGCTGTGAACAATACCGCAAAGACCTATGCCAACATGGAGTTCCCGCTGGCTATGAAGCGTCAGGATGCTTTCGCCCTTGATCCTTCCACCGTCTGGCCTACGCTGGCCGATGCCCAGAACTATGCAAAGACCAACCCGACCGCCTATGTCGGCCAGATGCTGTCCGTCGTTGTGAACGGCACGGCTACTCCGTATGTGATCCAGAATGCAAACGGCGACCTCGCCCCGTTGGGCGCTGCCGCTGTGACCATTGCTTCGGACGACGAAGCAAACGAAATGCTCACTGAGATTTTCGGCGAGTAATGCACAATCTGTAATCGACCGGCTGTCCGGGAAGTCTGGGCAGCCGGATATTTTATCATGAACAAATAAGAAAGAGGTATTTTACTATGGCTTACAATGCAACTGCTCTCGTCCGTCTGGCTGCTCTGAAGGCTCTGGCCGCAAAGACCAAGGCTGAGATCGACAACATCAACACCGACGTTTCCAAGGCCATTAAGTCTCTTGGCGTTTCCGGCAACACCGTCAGCTTCTACACCAGCGCCGACAAGTCCGGCGATGCCGCATTCACCTTCGACTTCCCGAAGGAGCTGTTCCTCGATCAGGTCAAGACCACCTTTGTGCCGAAGTTTGCGTTCAGCGCTGAGACCTACCCCGATGCTACCGACCCCAAGCTGGCAGGTAAGCCCGTCATGGTGCTGGCTGTGAAGGGCCAGAACCCTGACAGCTGCACCTACAGCTTCCTCGATATGTCCGCTCTGGTCGATACCTACAAGGCCAAGGCCACCGGCAAGGATGCTTCCACCACCATCGCTGTCTCTGGTTATGAGATCGAGGTAAAGGTGAACGTCTCTGCTGCTGCCGGTAATGCTCTGAGCCTCAAGGCCGACGGCCTGTATGTGGACATCAGCGGAAAGGCCGACAAGGCGAAGAACGCCACCGCTGGCAACCTCGCCGCTCTGGATGCAAGCGGCAGCCTGACCGATTCCGGCAAGAAGCCTGCCGACTTCGTGGCCGCTGAGACCGGCAAGCGTCTGATGACCGATGCCGAGGGCGAAAAGCTGAAGGGCATTTCTGCTGGTGCCACCAAGACCGCCGCCAGCGAGACCAACGGTCATATCACCATCGACGGCGTGGACACCACCGTGTACACTGAGCCGTCCGATGTGATCCACGGCACCGTCGCATCCGACAGCGATGTGACCGCTATGCTGACCGAGGTTTTCGGCGCATAAGCCGACTGACCTTACCAAAGAAGTATGAGGGGCGAGGCCGTCACATGGCGGTCTCGCCTGCTTTTTTAGGGAGGACAAGCGTGAATGAATATTATCGCACTCGTAACCCACCTGAAACTGGTAGCACAGGAAGCAAAGAAGTATGCGGCAAGTCTGGCAAGTGAGCTGTCCAATGCAACGCTGGAAGCAATGCAGGAAATGGACAGGGCAAAGGTTGACCGGCTGTCCTCTGTGTCTGTCACGATCAAGGCAGACGGCTGGGTGAAGGATGAAACGTGGGAGGAATACCCCATGCGTTATGACATCACTGCCGCAGATGTGACGGCGACCGATCGCGCAGACATCATCTTGTCGCCGAACAGTTTGACCGCCGCGATGGACTGCGGTGTCTGTCAGACCTGCGAAACGCAGACCGGGAAAATTTGTATCTGGGCGAAGAAAGCCCCGGCGGAAGCGCTGACTGCTGAGTACCGGATCATTCAGGGCGAAAAGCCAAAGGAGGACTAACACATGGCATATGGAAACGTGAATGTCGCCGTGCCGGGCGTGTCGAACGATGAATCCAGCTATCTGAAAACAGAACAGGCCGGTGCCCCCGGCGGCGTGGCAACGCTGGATGCGGATGGTAAGCTGTCTGAATCGCAGCGTCCGGCGGTGGACGCATACACCAAGGCTGAGACCGACCAGCGCATCAGCGCGGCGGTGGATGCCCATAACGAAGCAGCCAACGCCCACGGCGACATCCGCGCCAGCGTGGCAGCCATGAACGCCAGCATCAAGGCCATTGAGCTGAAGTTCGGCACGAACGTCGCGAAAAATCCGTTCTCTGCCACGTTCGGCAGTCTGGACGGCCTGACCGTGACCGGCGTGTGGAACGCCGATCTGGCACGCATTGATTTCTAAGGAGGTGAAAATTTATGGCAAACGTAAAACTGGGCACGAAAGCCGTTGGCAGCATTGTCAAAATCAAAGTCAACGGCACGTCCAAAGATTTCATCGTCGTCCATCAGGGCAAGCCGTCCAGCGTCTATGACGATAGCTGCAACGGCACATGGCTTCTGATGAAGGACATTTATGAGAACCGTGCATGGCATAGCTCGAACACCAACGATTATGCCAACAGCACCATCCATTCCTACCTGAACAGCACGTTCCTGAATCTGTTCGAGTCGAACATCAAGAACGCCATCAAGCAGGTAAAGATTCCGTATCGCAAGGGCCACGGTACGTCCACGACCGTCACCAGCGGCTCGAATGGCCTGTCTGCGAAGATCTTCCTGCTCAGTACGACCGAAACGAGTTTCAGCTACTCCTATATGCCGAGAGGCGAGGGTGCAGAGCTAGCCTATTTCAAGGGCTGTACAGACAATGGTTCGGATTCCAAGCGTGTTGCCTATCTCAACGGTTCTGCCACCAGCTGGTGGCTCCGCTCTCCGGGCTGCAACGTCACCTCCAACCGCGCGCTGGCGGTCGGCCTTGCTGGCACCAGTGGCGATACCAACTGCTCCAGCTTGAGAGGCATTCGCCCCGCTTTGATTTTGCCCTCTACTCTCTTGGTGTCTGACGATGGCACGGTCGGTGTCAACACTGCACCTACCGTCAGCACGGACGGCGCAGCTCTGGGGCAGAAGAACGCGGCCTTTGCGTGGAAGTACACCGTCAGGGATGCCGACGGCGACACCTTGACCGTCACCGAAAAGCTGGACGGCAAGACCACCAAGGCCCGCACTGGCGCTGCCAGCGGCACGGCCCTGACCTTTGAACAGACGGCCAGCGCTGCCGGATTCCAGAAAATCCTGAACGGCAACCACACCATCACCGTTGAGGTGAGCGACGGCGAGGAAACCGTCAGCACGTCCGCGACCTTTACCAAGGCCGTCCACGCCGCAAGCGTGACACTGGCCGAACCGCTGGCCGTGGACGGCGACATTACCGTTGCTGTGCTTCAGGTGACCGGCTCCATCCCGGATGATGCAAAGTTCAAGGCTGAGGTGACCAACAACGCACTCGACAGCTCCCCGGTCTGGCAGGATGCCACGACCGAGGTTCAGAATGGCGTGAACATCGTCTTTGAGAATAAGACCGCCACGGCTGGCGCTGCATTCAATTTCCGCGTCAGCGTGGAGCGCGGCGAATCCGGCGAGGGCGGTTACATCGAAGCCGTCAGCGGCGCTTTTGAATAAGGAGGTGCAGGACAATGGCACTGAACTGGAAGAAACACGATCTGCCCACGCGGGCACAGAAGGAAGCCAAGGCCAAGGAGCAGGCCGAGAAAGACCGCCTGCCTGACCGCGTGGCCGAGGTCGAGGACGCAATGTGCGAGCAGGACGCGGCCAACGAGAAACGTTTGACCGACATCGAAACCGCGCTGTGTGAGCTGGACGCAGCGCTGAATAAGGAATAAGGAGGTATCACCATGAACATTATCTGGGCAAACCGTCTGATTGCAGGCACTAAGACTTGGGCTGAGATGCCCGCATCCCGCCGCGTTGGCGTGAAGAAAGTTCTGGCCGAGCGCGTAAACAAGGGCGAGATCACCGCCGAGGATTACAAGCGCATCACCGGTGATGACTATGACATGGCCTGAGCTGGTCGAGCGCCTGCTGACCCGGCTGGAAACCAGTGGTGCGGACACGACCGCAGAGCGCGGCGAATTTGCCGTGCTGGTGGCTGAGTGTGGGTCGAGCGGCTGCAAAATGGCATTGAGCCAGAAAGGAGAAAACGACAATGGCGATTAACGCGTATTCGTGGGCGAAGGACGGCGAGAAGAACCTCTCTCCGTCCTTCAAGGTGCGGGAGTTCCGCTGTTCGGATAACACCGACCCGATCTTTATTGATTCGGAGCTGGTGGAAATCCTTCAGAAAATCCGCAATCACTTCGGGAAGCCGGTGAACATCACCAGCGGTTTCAGAACGGCCAGCAAGAATGCCACGATCAAGAATGCTGCGAAGTTCTCTCAGCATCTTTACGGCAAGGCTGCTGACATCTGGATTTCCGGCGTGACGGTGGAGCAGATTGCGGCATATGCCGAGACCCTGCTGCCGAACCGCGGCGGCATTGGCCGCTACCCGAAGAAAGGACACGCCGACCGTACTCACGGCTGGGTACATATCGACACCCGCGCGGCAAAGAGCCGGTGGGTAAGCTGAAAGTAGGAGGAAAACAGGATGGAGAACATTCTGAAAGTTTTTCTGATGGCATTCCCTGAATGGCTGGCCTGCATCTTCATGGTGGTCGGCCTTGTGGTCACGGCGCTGGCGGCGGTACGTCTGGGTTACGGCCTTGTGGTCGCAAAGACTGTGTACAAGTGGATCGTCAACGCAGAGGAAAAGTTCGGTAGTGGCGCAGGCGCAGAAAAGAAAGCCCATGTCATTGCCGTACTGCGCGGGTACACCCCGGACTGGCTGGACTGGGCGATCAATGAGCGGACGCTGGATTGGATCGTACAGCTTGTGTTCGACTTTACCAAGAAGAAGCTCGAAGATTACATGGCAAAGAAATCCGTAGAAACCACTACTGTGGCCCACTTCGGTAACGTGGGGGAGGACAACAAGAATCGCAAGGAGTAAACGATGCTGGAATTTATCGTCAAATACTGGGCGCAATGGCTTTTCGGCATCGTGGCGGCAGGTCTGACCGCTGCATACCGTAATCTCTCCAAGAAGATCAAGGCACAGAAAGAGGAAAACAAGGCAATCAAAAACGGTCTGCTGGCAATTCTCCACGACCGGCTGTATCTGGCGTGTACCCATTACATCGAGAAAGGGTACATCGACTTGCCCGGTTTGAAGAACATTGAATACCTCTATAAGAGTTATCACGCTCTGGGAGGTAACGGAACCGGAACTGAATTGTACACGAGAGCAAAGGCGCTCCCCATCCGGGACGACTGAGCTAAACTACATCCCCGCTGGTGATCCTACCCGGATCGCTGGCGGGGCATTTTTTGTTTGTCTGGAAGTTTTGCACAAAGGAAATGTGCAAAGTGTGGAAAAATTGCGAATTGACAACGGTATACCGTATAATTTACGCTTAAAACGAAAATAAACGCCATAGTCGAAAGGAGGAAAACGGCGTGCGAGTGTTCAAACAGCTTACGCTTACAGACCGAATCCGTATTGAAAAGTGGTTGAAAGATGGGCTGAGAGTAAAGGAAATCGCAGACAGGTTGCGGGTTGACCCGTCCACGGTGTACCGGGAACTGAAACGCGGCAGCTACGACAAGTTGGACGGTAAGACGTGGAAGCTGATTCCTACATATAGCCCGGATATTGCAGAACAAAGGTATCAGGCACATCTTCGGGAGAAGGGACCAAGCCTTAAGATTGGCAAGGATCATGAGCTTGCAAGCTATATCGAGCAGACCATTATAGATAAGGATTGTTCACCGGCTGCTGTGTACGGTTATGCCTTGGAAGAAGGACGGACATTCAAAACGCATATATCGGTGCCTACCATATACAGCTACATCAAAAAGGGCGTGTTCCTGAACTTGACGCAAAAGGCTCTGCCCAGACATGGAGTGCATAAGGGCGACTATAAAAAGGTGAAAACAAAGGATCCTGCTCGTGCGCCTGCCGGTGAGAGCATCGAAAAACGCCCGGCGGAAGTAAAAGACCGTGAAGAATTTGGACACTGGGAAATGGACACGGTGTATTCTGGCAAGAAGAAAAGCACGGTTGCGCTGCTGGTGCTGACTGAGCGCAAGACCCGGAACGAAAATATTATAGTGGTGCCAGATCGCCGCGCAGAGACGACCGTGCGGGCAATCAATGCACTGGAACGGAAGTTAGGTGCAGAGAAGTTTGGCATTATCTATAAGAGCATCACAGTGGACAACGGCAGTGAGTTTGCATTGGCCGACCAGCTGGAACAGTCCTGCATCACCGGAGATAAGCGGACGAAGGTGTACTATTGTCATCCGTATTCTTCTTGGGAACGCGGGAGCAATGAGAATGTGAACGGCATGATTCGCCGCAGGCACCCGAAAGGCACAGACTTCTCAAAGGTCACGGCAGAGGAAATCGCGGCTACGGAGAACTGGATCAACAGCTATCCCAGAAAAATTTTCGGCTATAAGAGCGCCGGCACAATGTTCCGCGAATGCCTGCGGGAGCTTGGCCTGACGGCATAAGGTACATAGAAAGCAAAAAAATCATTGGTAAGATTGAACAATAAAGGATAACCGCAAGCGGGGTGCGCTTGGCGGTTTGTTTGCTTTACGCTAAAATCCACAAAAATAAGGCCGAAAATTTGTTGCATTTAATGCTTTACTTTTCACACCCTGAAAAAATTTGCAGAAAGGCTTGACAGCACGCGGCAAATCTGGTAAATTAAATAGGCATTCGACACGGCGTAAGGCGAGTGTCCACAAGGAGAGATGTCCGAGTGGTTTAAGGAAGCAGTCTTGAAAACTGCCGTACGGCAACGTACCGTGGGTTCGAATCCCACTCTCTCCGCCATTTTTTTGAATAAGTGTAACACACTTTGCTCTGGAGTAGTACTCAAGAGGCCGAAGAGGCGCCCCTGCTAAGGGCGTAGGTCGTCTAAACAACGGCGCGAGGGTTCAAATCCCTCCTACTCCGCCAAGAAAAAGCTCGATGATCCATTGAGATCACCGGGCTTTTTCCATTTTTGTGCGCAAAAAAGAAGGGGCACCGGCTTTTGAAAGTCCGGTGTCCCTTTCGGTTCACAGCAGCAGGTTGGTGATGCAGGCCAGCAGGGCCAGATGCACCGGGTAGAACCAGTAAAAGGCCTTTTTTTGCAGCGGACTGCACGCGCCGCGCTGTCCGTTATAGAACCAGACCAGCACAAAGGCCAGCGGAGCGGTGAGCTCGAACAAAAACAGCGCTGCGCCCGCAAGGCACTGCCGCTTGCGGTTTGCGCGGGTGAGGTATAAGGCGCAGATGATCAGCACGCCGATGGCGTTGTAGTCGGTATTGGCAGCCAGCGCCAGCGCAGCGCAGCCCCCGGCACACAGGATGCCCTGCCAGCCGGGCAGGCCGTTTTCCTTTTCAAAG